AATAGCCGTGCTGGATCGCGGCTTCATTTACATTGGCGATGTCGCCACGGACGGCGAATGGTGCTACATCGCCAACGCCTGGAACATCCGGCGATGGGGGACGACACGCGGGCTAGGAGAGTTGGTCAACGGCCCGCTGGCCGACACCGTGCTGGATCGTGTCGGCGACGTGCGTATGCCGATGACGACGCTCCAGCATCTGATTGTCGTGGAGGCAGCCAAATGGCAGACCAAATTAGACTAACCGGCTACGGCTACGGCAACGGCTACGGCGACGGCTACGGCGACGGCGACGGCGACGGCTACGGCGACGGCTACGGCGACGGCGACGGCGACGGCTACGGCGACGGCTACGGCTACGGCTACGGCTACGGCTACGGCTACGGCGACGGCTACGGCTACGGCGACGGCTACGGCTACGGCAACGGCTACGGCGACGGCTACGGCGACGGCTACGGCTACGGCTACGGCTAACTAACCTAATCCCGCCCGACCGTCAAACCGGGCGTTAGGGCGACGGTGATTTGCCGTCGCAACAGGGCGCAACGTTTATTCTCGCATGTTTAGCGGACTTCCTGCGGTTCAAGAGCCAGACGCCCCCGGCGACAGCGCCCCGCCGGGGGTAATGGCGGGGTGTGCTAGGAGAACGAAATGAGAAACAACAAAATCAACATTTTCGCCGGTGTCCTGACCCTCGTGCTGCTGGCTCTGGCATGCGGCCAAACGCCCAACGCCGCCACGCCCGTCGAGGGCTGGCCCGAAGTCACGACACGACTGGCGGCCGAATCAACCGCCGTCGCCCTAACGCCAACAGTTGCGGCCGTGGGGAGTATTGACGTGCCGCTCACGGTGAGTGATCCACAGGACGCACTAAGGCAGATTAAAGATACGCTGGCAAGGACTGCCACGTATGAGCGAGTGACCATCGTCGCCGTGAACGGCAACTCGATAATACTGACTGCCACCTACGAGGCCGGGCGCACGCGCGGCATTGTGTGGGGTGGCGAGTGGACACCGACGGTGTACACCATGAGAGGGATTGCCACGTTATGGGAAGGAGATCCCCGCTTTTGGGGCGACACTCCCTAACAGACCTACACCCCGGCGGCCGTCATGCTGCCGGATAGGAGACATAAACGACATGGATAATGTGGACGACAGGCAGGACTACGTAGACAACGAATGCTGGAGGCTTCTGAAAGCGCTTGCGCCGCCGGGGACGAATATCCCGTGGGATATTAAGCTGATCGGCCATGTCCGCGATGCGGCGGGGGATGTATTAGCCCATTTGGGAATAATGACAGACGACGAATTCTACCCGGCCAACCTGCACCCCGGCGGCCGTCAAACCGCCGGATAGGGCGACGGTGATTTGCCGTCGCATCGGGCGCAACCAGTTATTCTCACGCATGTAACCCGACTTCCTGAAGTCAAGAGCCAGACGCCCCCGGCGACAAGCGCCCCGCCGGGGGCAATGGCGAAAGATAGGAGAGAACGATATGACACATGAAATGGCAGAAATAGAGATAGAAATAGAAATAGAGATGCTGAAAACCGAGGTCGAACGCGCCGAGGCAAAAGCGCACGTATTTGAATCCGAGGCAATACACAACGACGAGATCATGCAATCACTCGCCGCCGAGGTCACCGCGCTCCGGGAGCGGATAGCCGAGTTGGAAGCGGCCGACCAGTGGCGGCCGGTCAGCGAGCCGCCGGGGAAGAATGGTAAATATCTGGTTTATGATGCCGATAGCAACCGATATATGCCTCCGGGATATAAATTGCTCCCCCATTTCCGCGTCGCAGAATGGCATGGCCGCTGGGAAAGCGGTATGGCCGGTCTAATCGACTACTGGCGACCGCTACCCACCCCACCCCAGGAGGCCCCGGCCCCCTAGGTTGGCCCCCTGCCTCATTTATTTTTGCGGCCGGCTGTAATCCGGCCATAAGAGACATTAGGAGAACGAATTATGAAGGTAGTCGAATATCCAATTAGCAAAATCAACCTTGCCGGATTCAATCCGCCAATCCGAACATATCCTCAATCGCTGGAAGCGCTAAAGAGCCAAATCATGGCGGGGGGTAGTATCTTGTCGCCCGTCCACATCGGCAAGGGGGATTTACTAGCCGACGGCCATCGCCGGGTGTCGAATGTCACGAGAACTATTACGAGCTTGAGATGAAACTCGCTGAAGGAGAAGATCATGACCAAGAGGGATGAGCAATACGAGTTTGTCGCCGGGCGGCACTTTAGTTGCGACTGCGGGCTGCCGTGGCACGCGCTCTACGTCGGACCGTTCTTCGGCGAACTGATGGATGAGGCGGAACTGTTTAACAGTGTCGTTACGTTTACCGTGGTCGTCGAGCCGGACAGTTTGTGGGAGCGGCTAAAGGGCGCGGCGCGGATGCTGTTCGGCCGCCATGACTATCACGGGATGAGCATTAGCCGCGAGCAGTGGCCGGCGTTCGTCGAGCACATCAATCATATCGACGGGGCGTGCAAGCGGACGCGGGAGAGGTATGAGAATATGAGAAAGAATATCACGACAGGGTGATCTTGTGGATGCTGCCCCACCCCACAGGAGGCCCCGGCCCCCTAGGTTGGCCCCCTGCTCAGAGAGAACAACTATGGACATACAGACGCAAATCGACATCTTGCTTCAACAACTCCGACCGGCCATTGATGAACGGGAACGCAAGGCAAAGGAACTGGCCCGTTATATCTACATTCTGGAACGGCGGGTCGAGCTAGGAGAACACACCGACGCCGACGTAGAGCTAATGAACGAGGCGAAGGAGAGCATAACCGACGAATACCCCGGCTGGTTCCCGGAGTGGGAATGAGAAAGTAACGGCGCTGCTCCAACAGCGCCGGGCGGCGAGAACAGACCGCCGAACCATTGTAACTATGTTTGTAACAAGAGGACAAAATGAACGATTTCGAGAATGAGAACATGTACGAATTGAGCGACAGCGAGGGCAAGCGCAACACGCGCGGCATCGTCACAATGTTGCTCTACCTGGTATTGGCCGCCGTCGTGATCATCACCGGCGCACATGCCGTTATGCTGGTGCTCTCGCAGACATCGGGGTTCGCAACCGGCGGCGGGATGATTGACGCGATACTAACCGGTATCCGCGTCGCCTTCCCCCTGCTCGTGGAACTGGCGGCCGTCGTGGCCGGCATCGGCTTTATTCAATCCCGCTGGCGCGGCGCTCAAAAGACGGTCGGTCTCGGCATTGAATTAGTGTGGCTCATTTTCGCCGCGCTCAACATGATCACCTTTTTCGCCGTCGAGCGCGGGCAAGCCCTCCAGACATGGCAAGTCAATTGGATTCAATACGGCTTGCCCCTGTCGGCCCTCATTGCCGGGTCGCTGACCTATGTGCTCATGCGCGTAGACCCGGCCCACAAGCGCGATCAGGAACGCGCAGCCACCGCTGAACGGGTGGATGCAATGCGATTCAAGTTTCGCCAGCGCGCCCTCCTGTCGCCCGCCATGCGCAATATCGAGAAACAGCGGGCGTTTATGGACGTGATCGACGAACTGCGCAGCGCCGGATACACCGAGACGCAAATCCGCTTTATGATTCAACACACCCCTGAGCTACTGGCCGACGGCGATGAAAACGGCACGCCCGACATTCTGGAAATGCCGGCGCCGCAGCCGCCCCGCCGTACCACATGGATTGATGACCTGCGCGGCCGTCTTTCCGGCTCTATCCCGGCAAGCGAGGGTGCAGGTAATTCTACCCATAACGCACCGCGTCAAGACCCGCCGACAGCGCCGCCATTGGGGCACCCGACAGGGCAGGGGAATGGCCCGGCCGCGAAGCCGTTGGGCGACCGCCCGGAGCGCCGAGAGGGTTTTATCGAGCGGCCCTAGAGCCGCAGCAGACCGGCGCGGCGGTGGTGAATGTGGCCGCCGCGCCGGGGGTGAAGGTTGCCCGACAAAATAATTCTTTGTCGGGCAAACCCAAAATCAGAGAGAAAAACAATTTGCCCGACAAAAAAAACTTTGTCGGGCAAGAAGCCGTTTTGTCGGGCAACAATCATTTGCCCGACAAAATCCGCGAGCGCCGGTCAGTCCAGCTCGCCGACAAAGACCGGCCGGATGTCACCGAGCGGCGCGGCTGGATCGAGTATTCCAAACGTGGTACAAAGAACCCGAAACGATACGCCTACCGTCGGCGCTGGATACGCGCCGACGGCGGGGCGTGGGTAAAGTCTAAGGTAAAAAGACTCAGGTCAATACCGCCATTAACGGAGGAAGATTATGTCAAGCGCATCACCGACGAAGGACGCGACCCAACTACAGGACGTAGAAAGCCTGATAGCCGCAATAAGTAAAATGGTTGACCTACTGGATTGCGTCGTCCTGACCGGCGCATCATGGCCGGAGGTATCCGGTATTTTGTCGGTTGACGGCGAGACGTTTAGAGAGGTCTTGCCCCTGGGCGACGGCATTCATATTGTACTGAGCGTGGGCGGCCTGCCGACAAAAATGGTTGACGGGATACATGAGATAGAGGTATAGCTCAGACGACGGCACAATAATCGAGGCTCCACCACTCCCTCAACCAGATTGACCAATTTCGACCAATATCTGAAACTGGTCGAAAATTAGAACAAATGAGCCTTGACCCCATGATTGATTGGTGCTATAATTCAATCATAGTCAGGAAATCAAACGAACAGGAGACATGAGATGAAAACGAATCAGATAATCAAAAAAATTATAGCGGGTACGGCGAGCGACAGCGATATCAACGAGTTGGCGATGGCGGTAGCGCAGCAGAGTGAGCGAGGCCAATGGTACGACGGCCCCGGTAGCACCAATGTTCTGGAGTGGATTATTAACGGGAGTTTCACCGGCAACGAAACGATTGAAACACTGGTCACCGAGTGGGATGAGGAATGACTAACACATGGGGAGGCCGCCGCGCCGGAGCAGGCAGCGGCGGCCGACGACCTGGAGCAGGGCGGCCACGTACACGATTCACGGCTCAGCCGGGGCAGGCATACACTATGGAACGGCAAACACTCGGAGCACTCGATCCGTTCTACAAATCGGAGCAGTGGGTATTGTTGAGCGTCCGGGTGGGTGAGTTTGAGTTCCAGCATGGTGACGACATCATCATTATCCGATTGGCAAGCGTGGGCGATTAAAATAAATCGCCAATTGTTTTAAGCCCGTCGAAATCGACGGGTTTTTTCTTTACACCCGCCCGCAGCAGGGACACGGCTGTTTAACCGGCGCAGCCACCGGCCGGGCAAACTCCACCGCCCAATAGTAACCCCAATCCGACCCCGGCGCGTGGAGCTTGACCGCCCCGGCCTCGGTCACGTCGGCCGACAGGATAGCGGCGCGATGGACAGGCGATTGCATCCACCAGTCGAACATCATGCGCTCGTCGCCGCCAAAGCCCCAGCCCACATTTTCCAGCCAACGCGCCGCGCGATAGCCTGCGCGGGTCAATCGTTCGCCAATCGTTGAGCCGTCGCTGCCGTCGTGCCAACGGCGCTGCTCGATGAGCCACTCATTGCGCGACAGGTCGGCCGCGTGGTCGTGGGCCGCCTGCGTTAGCATGGCGTTCTCAGAGAGAGACGGCAGACCATGCGCCGCGCGTATCTCATTGATTCTGTCGATCATAGCCCTCCACGAGCGCGCCGACGGCCATAGCCAGCCCGCGTATCATGTCCACATCGTAGCGCGTCACCGGGTCGCCGTCGTCAACGTCGGGGAACTCCTCGATGACAATCTGCGACAATGCCGCCTGATTCTCCCAGAAGTCACTGTACCATTTCTGGTACATCCGTTCCATCTCAATCTGCGATGATTTCATTTAATCCGCCTGTCAGTTTGTAGGCCGGGACGTGTGTCTTTGCGCCGTCGATGCGTGTCCAGGGGATACGTACGCAGACGACGCGCCCGGCCTCGATAAGCGTCCTGAGCCGCCGCGCCGTCGTCACCTCGGAGCGACCGGTCAGGGCGCACAATTCCCGCACGGTCATTGCCGCCGGGTCGCTGTCTATCTGATTTTCCCGCGCCGCTTCCAGCGCGGTGATCAACTCGTTTAGTTCTGTGTCAGTCATACCGTTACATACTGCCTGCGCGGCCAATTGTAATACAGCTTCTCCACCGTATACCGGCCGTCTGCGCACGTCACTATCGCGCCGCCGATGGGCAAATCCCCGCCGCCAATGCGATAGCCATAGCTCGTCGTGTGTTGCCATGAGGGGAGTATCAGCGCGCGGACGGGCGTCAAATCATAGCTGTCACCGGGCCGATGGACGTGGCCGCGCACGTACAAATGAGGCGGCCGCTCGCTGCGCTCAATGGCCTCGTAGAACGCCATCGACGCCAGCCGCCCGGCGAAATTCCCGCGCGTCCACGGCACGCGGCCGCCGCCGCCCGGCGGGTGATGGGCGATGTCAAAGCGCACGCCTTCGATGTCCAGTCGCAACTGCCAATGGCTGTACAGGTCATCCCCCGGCCCCGTCGCGCCGATGTCGTTGGCAACCGTTTCGTCCATGTAGGCCGAGCCGCCGCTGTGGGCCTCCGTGCCGCGCGTGACGAAGACGCGGTCATCCTCTTCGAGCAAGGCCAGCGCAGGCGCCAGCGCCTCGGCGCTGAGCCTGAGCATGTCGGCCGGGTTGCGCGTGACAAGCTGCGTCGTGGGGTGATAGTTATTGTCGGCCAGTTCGCCGTTGAGCACGATGACCAATCGCTTGCCTTCGCGCGCCGTCTTGACCGCCTTCCAATAGGCCAGCCAATGCCGCCAGATTGCCCGCTGAATTGGCCCGGCGTGGTATTGCCCCCGGTCATCGAGGTCAACTATCGGCGGGCACAGGGCTGTAGTCGAGTTGCAATGCAGGTCGGATACCAGGGCGACGACCGTCGCACTCATGCCGCCCTCCCCATCTGAAACGCCGCCACCAGGTACACTCGCGCCCGCTCGCGCAACTCGGAGAATGGCCGGTCATCCATTACCCACGTCAACCCCATGAGCGTCGCCAACATCTCGATATTGACCTCATGGCTGCCCTCAACACCCTCGCGGCTATACCACTCCGTCGCCACCGCCTCGGCCTCTACCAGATACTCGCGCAATTCCTGCGGTTGGTCTGTCATGTTTTTTTGCGGCCGGTGGGTTGTAGCAAGCCCCGCACCCACCGGCCAAACGCAGGGGCGACCCCTGTCGCTACCTAGGCCGCGGCCGATTTCCCCGGTCGCACCGCGATCTGATACGTCGCCTGATTAGCGACCAGCGCCGTAATGAGCAGTTCGACCAGCCCCCACATACCGGCCTCGTCACATGTAGCGAACTGCCACGGCGAGTAGCACCCGGCCAGAAACACACCGACGGCCGCGACCAGCAGCAGCATCGCCATGACCTGCGCCTTGCGCACGCCGTCGAGCGCCGCATACCAATCGCTCAGGCCGGGGATGTACCCAAAGCCGAGCGAGAGCAGAATACCCGCAATTCCCACAAGAAGGTTTTCAGTCATAATTCTTTACCTATAGGTCCTTGCCCGTTCGGGCGCGATTATCCGGCCGCCTCTCGCAGCCGGTCGATCAACTCAAGCGTATCTACAATGGCCGCCCCCACGGCCAGCCCCGCGTCTTCAAGCCGGGCAATGTTCCCTTCCAACTGGGCGATAATTGGCCCATAATTCGGCTCATCCGGTGGCTCCGGCGGCTCCGGCTCTTTCACTTCCAACGCCCCACGCCCCACGGCCGCGCCGCCCGCAAGCGGCCGATAATTGTCAATATCGAACGTCGTCGCCACATCCGGCATGTCGAGCGCGTAGGCGTCGTACCGGCCCAGAATGGGCGCGAACGGATTGACGAGCACCGGCTCACGGGTAACGATATCGCCGTCGCTCCTCATGCCCGACGGCGGTTGAGCGCTATAGAGATTGTCGAGCCACGCCACGCGGCCGCCCGGCTGGTAACTAATCCCCAACGCCTCCGGCTCCCACAGAATCACATTCTTGTTGACCGTCGTCCCCTCATGGAACGCCCCCTTAAGCGCCGTCCACGTGAAGGTATGCCCCGGCTTCCCCGGCGTCATCCGGCCCACAATCGTATTATTCTCAATCAGACTATCGACGAACTGCACCGGCCGATTGCCGCCGCCGAGCAGCCACGGCCGCTTTAGATAGCCGACAAACAGGTTCCAACGTATCTCGATGTTGGGGCTGTAGGCCTCCTTCGGATTCTCCACCGACGCCCGTTCGCTGCCCCCGACGAACCCGTCGGCCGGGCTGCTTTTGCCCATCGCATCGACCAGGTTGTCGCACCAATAGACGGCGTTTCCCACGAAGCGCGCGCCGTCGGTATAGTTAAAACCCAACGACCAATGGTAGTTGGTATGGATGACGTTGCTGATAATCCGCGGCCGCTTGCTACCCTTATCGGCCGAAATCCCCTCACCGTAGTTGTAGCAGACAAGACACCCCTCAATGAGCGTATCCACGCCGCCGCAGATGATCGTCGTCGCCACGGCATCCGGCCCGGCGCCCGGCGCGCCCACGTCGAAATGTTTCACGCTTGACCGCGTAACAGTCACCCCCCGCAGCGCGGCCCGTTCGCTATTGGCGGCAATACTGATCGCGCCGCCGTAGCAAAAATCCAGACGACAATCTTCGGCACGACAGTCGTTGCCCTCGATGACGATAAAACGCCCGGCACTATTGCGCAGCGTCACCCCGCTGATAGACGTGCCGTTGCCGACCAGCCTGACCAGTGAGCTATAGCCGTTGATATTCAGATTGCCGCCTGAATACACCCACTGGCCGCGACGCGCATTGTCGGCCGACAATGCCGGCAATTGCCCGGCCCCGACCTTGCGCCCGTTGCTCATGGCGAAATTTCCATCCCCGAATAGGGCAGGGGAATAGCGGCCGTCAATCGTCACCGTTGCGCCGTCTTGAGCGACGACCGTCACCCCCGGCGTGGATAATACAATCGCCTCATAATACGTCCCGCCGCCGACGACCACCGTGTCGCCGTCTTTGGCCGCGGCCAGCGCCGCGCCTATGGTCTTGTAATTCAAGTCACCGCCTACGTTCAGGATAGCCACTAATTGCCTCCATCCGGGCGCAGTTCGCCCATGAGTAGTATCAGGTCATCGATGCGGCCGCGCCGTCGGCACCACCGCACAAGTTCGCGCGCCCGCGCCGCAACGGTCATATTGCCGATGTCGCCGTCGGGCACGCCCAGCCGAAACTCAAGATCATATAGCTCTTCGAGATTGAAAGCCCGCCCCAGCCGGATAGCCAATACCCGGTCATCGCCGGTATGGTCGCCCGGCGTGCCGTTGGTTTTGCCCGGCGGGTCAGGCGACGGCGGCAACTCCCCGGCGTAGCCCATGCCCAGCAGCAGGCTCACTAGCTGGCGACTATAGTCCGCCTGCGCCCGGCTGTACGTTTTCCAGTCGTTTAGTTCGCTGTACAGCCTGTCCATCTCTTGCCTGTCCCGCGCCTGCCGCTTGTCGTAGCCGTCCATACGTTCGGCCATGTCGGCGGCCATGCCGTCGATAAGCCGCCGCATTTTGTCCAGTGCCTCAGGGGTGTTTCGCCGCTCATGCATAAAGCCGTAGAGCGTCGCGGCAATAATTGCCAACATCCCCGCTGTGAATAATGCCGCCTCAACAATGAGCCGTATATCATTCGTCACTGGTTGCTCCCAATACAATGATGGTCATCGCCAGAATGAGCGCCGCGCCGATTGCCCGATGCGCGGCGCTCATTAACAGGAAAGCCCGTGGCGACATTACGTCAAGAAAATATAGGGCATAAAAGGCGATCCCCATCGCCGCCCACAAGACCGGCGGTAAACAGACCGCCGCCCATTTGCCCTTACGCTTGCCCCACAGAACGACCGCAATTGTCGCTGCAAATGCGACAATCGAGGCGTATTGCAGCGCCGTGGTGGCAGTGGCGATCATGGTCAGGCGATGCCGGGCACGTTGCGTACCGTAAACTCCAGCACGCCGACGATGGGCAAATCGTCGCCCAGCGTGCCATCGTACACGGCATTGATGATCACCTGCCGCCGCCCGTCGTCACCGGCGATTAGCGCCAGGTCGTTGCCGCTCAATACGATGTTGACCGTATGCGCCGGTACTACGTCTATATTGGCC